GCCGCTTACATCAAGGCAGGACTGACCTATGAAGACGCGCTGCAACAGGCGCGGCTGGCGAGAATCCTGCGCTGGTCTGAATGGGATAGCGACAAACAAGAAGTGGTGCTTTGGACACCGCACGGAAGGAACGAGAGCAATGATGAGGGAAACCTACGAGCAGACGATGAAGCGTCTACAGAGGGAAGCCAAGACAATGGCTAAGGGCGACGACATCAAAGAGCCAACGCACTACGCACGTTGGCCGGTCGAGCCGGTCGTAATGATCATGGAAAACGATTTCAGTTTCTGGCGCGGCAACATCATCAAGTATGTGTCACGAGCTGGCTTCAAGAAGGGCAGCTTCAAGACAACCAAAGAAGCTGAGATAGCCGACCTCAAGAAGGCGGCACGATACATCGAGATGCGGATTAACCAATTGGAGGGACGAGACATTGTTACGTAAGAGCAGACGATTTCATGTCGCCATGCGGCAAGACCAATTTGACGACCTGTGCGACATCGCACT